TGCCGAGTCGGGCCCCATGGAGCTGATGAAAAATCTCAAAGCCGACACCTACTCCAAAGAGGTGTTTGCCTTCACCCCCAAGGGCGACCTCTTTCGCCTCTCCCCGGGCAGCACTGTGCTCGACTTCGCCTTCCACATTCACTCCAACCTCGGCTGCCGCTGCTCCGGCGCAATAGTCAACTCCACCCACCAAAAAATCACCTACAAAATTCAAAACGGCGACACGGTGGAGATACTCACCTCCGCCTCGCAAGTGCCCAAGCAAGACTGGCTCAACATAGTGGTGAGCAGCAAGGCCCGCAACAAAATCAAGCAGGCCCTCAACGAGCGTCGCCTCCGCGAAGCCGAGCTCGGCAAGGAGCTCCTGGAACGCCGCACCCGCAACCGTAAAATCGAGCTCGACGACACCATATTCCAAAAGGCAGTGAAAAAGCTGCGCTACAAGTCGCTCAACGACTTCTACTGCGACATAGCCGCCGAACGCATCACCCCCGACCGTGTGCTCTCCATCTACCACGAGATAGCCGCCGCCCTGACCCTCAGCGCTGAAACAAAAGGCGGTGCCGACGAATACCGCTTGGCCGAGACCCCCGAGAGCAGCCCCTCAGCCTCCACCGCCTCCGACATCCTCGTGATAGGCGACAAAGACATCAAAGGCCTCAACTACCGCCTGGCTCGCTGCTGCTCACCCATCTACGGCGACGAAGTGTTCGGATTCATCAGCGCCGACGGAGTGGTGAAAATCCACCGCAACGACTGCTCCAACGCCCCCAACATGCGCGCCCGCTACCCCTATCGCCTAATCCGCGTCACCTGGAGCGGCACCGGCGGCTCTTCCCTGCCTGCCACCCTGCGCGTCACCGGCAAAGACGACATAGGAATAGTGACCAACATCACCTCCATAATCAACAAGGAGCCCACCACAACCCTGCGCAACATCACCATCGACTCCCACGACGGCCTCTTCCAGGGCTACCTCACCATCGGAGTTTCCGATTCCCTCCGCCTGGAGGCCATCATAGGCAAGTTGCGCACCGTAAAAGGAGTCAAAGAAGTGACCCGCTGCTGACCCCTCGCCCCTACCGCTGTCGGCTGCCGCGCGGCTCGCTGTCGGCCTGTGGCCGCCGGCCCGTCGGCCCTATTGCAATTCACAACATTTTTTATTAAATCTACGATAAAAAATGTCCTAAACGCCTGAAATGACTGAACTTCAAGTGGATTCGGTAGTAACAAGTTTGAAAGAGGGTCAAATATGACGGTATCCGACAGTCGGAATATTGACCATTTTGAGTAAAAACATTTCCGAATTATTGTCGAAAATTATGGCAACTTTGAACGCAGTTATCGTGCCTGCCAAGGCTCTCAAAGGTGGCAAGCACAAGGTGAGAATCTCAGTAGCTCACAATGGCGAAACTCGCTACATCGTCACATCTATCATCATCGACTCAGCAAAGGAGTTCAAGAATGGTCAAATCGTGAAGCGTCCGGACGCGGCGATGAAGAACACTCTGCTCCGCTCCGAGATGCAGAAATACCAACAGGCTATCGACGAGTTAGCCTACACCAACGGCTTGACGTGCGCCGAGCTGGTATATCAGCTAAAGAACGCCAATCAATACAAGCACCGCACTTGTCAGTCTATCTATGAGGAGTACATCAACAACGCACACATTAAGCCGGGCACTCTTCAATCATACATGGTGATATGGCGTGCCATCTCCGGTTACATCAGCAGCAGTCTTCTCATGGAGAACGTGAACCATGCCACCATTCTCGGACTTGACAAGTATCTCCGCTCACGCAAGATGAAGCCCACGACCATACGCAACTACCTCGTGTTCTTCATGGTCTTGACCAACTACGCCTCTCGATGCGGATATGTGCAGTGGCGTGTCAATCCGTTCTTTGGTTACGACCTCCCGAAAATGGAAGCTCGTGACTCATGGTTGAGCGTGGATGAGGTTAGGCAGATACGCGACCTGCAGACAGACAACAGGTGTGTGCAGAAGTGTCGTGACTTCTTCATGCTCTCGTATTACCTCGGTGGCATCAACATGATCGACTTGCTCGCCATCAACTTCAACGAGCAGACAGACACTATCCATTACGTCAGGGAGAAGACCAAGAACCGTCCGAAGCTGAACAAGTATGTGGAGTTCAAGATTCCCGATGAGGCGAAGGCTATCATCAACAAGTACAAGGGGGACGATGGGCACATAGCCGGCACGGAGTCGCAACGCCGGACCTGCTACCATGATTTCCTCATCAACAACACCAAGAAGATAGCGGAAGCGACAGGCATCAAGAATCTAATCTTCTATTCGGCTCGCAAGTCGTTCAGCCAGCACGCCTTCACTCTCGAAATATCGACGAGCATCATTGATTTCATACTCGGACACCGAGTTGACAAGGGAGGAACGAGCCTTTACAGCTACATCAGCGTAACGCCTGACATGGCTACAAAGGCGGTGCGTAAGGTGCTTGACAACTTAAAGGGATAGGGAAATTTTTGGGAAATATGGGGAAATTTGCAAATTATTCCCTATCTTTGCAATATCAATTTAAGTTCAACCACCATATTGACTTTTATTGGTTTGACTTCGGCGAGGGGGTGGTTCCCCTCGCTTTTTTAATAACCTAATACCTCCTATCGTCATGTTTGTGGAACTTACCAACGACACACAAGACCGCTTCGATGAGCGGTACAATGAAATGAAATACCACCTCAGAAAACTCTTCTCACAGAGTCTTGTCGGCTTCGACCTTAACATCCGCACACTATGCTCGCTCGAACGCGCAGGCATCAGGACATTGGGCGATTTAATTAGCCATAGCCGTGATGAGGTAAAGAAGATTCGCCGCCTCGGTGTGGTCTCCGTTGCCGAGATAGACGCGATGCTCGAACGATACCACTTGCACTACGGCATGGTGGCGGAATAAAAAAAGGGTATCTCACGACACCCTTAGAGCACCACACATCATCACGTACATCATCACCGGTGCTCCATGTACTGTTACTAACGACTTGCGGTTTAGTTCACCAGATAATCAAAAAGGCCTCGTATTCTCTACGAAGCCTTTTCTTCATTAACCAAAAATCTAAATCTAATACCATGAAAAACATCTGTCAAAAGTTTAGCAGTGAATAGGTAACGCCTACGCCAATCCAAGGCTGAAATCCACTTGGGGTGTATCCGTAACCCGCAGACACGCCGATGTGCCAGCGGTTAGGCGGTTTTTTGATAGTCACGACATCGCGTGTGGAAACGACATATATGCTGTCAAGGGTGGTATGATAGCCGCTAATCCATGCGGTGTATGTGCTGTCTTGATACACTGCTTGCGTAATCGGAATCAGCACTTTAGCGGAGTCGGGAATATTTTCGATAGCGATGTTCTCAAGATTGGGAATATTTTCACCGCCATTGTTGCCATTAACGACAGGCAGTTTCACCGTCTCGTAACGGGTGATCAGCGAGTCCTTAATGATAGGCTTGATGTACTTGATAGTGTCAACATAGGTGACGGTGTCACAGACAATCTTATTCTCGGCGGTCTTGACAGACTTGCGTCCATCGCAACGACCGAGTATATACCCCACCAAGAGACAGGCGAGGATGATGCAGACTGATATTAATGTCTTCTTCCAAAAATGAGTCGGTAATGCCATAGCTATACGTATTTGAATCCGTCAAATGTAATCGCGTTTATTCTTCGTTCCCAGCCTTTGTAGAACTTCGCTTGTGATGGGGACTTCTCCACAATCTCATTGATGTGTTTCAGCCGTTCGACTTGTAAGGCGAAGAAAAACATCTCAGCGGTCTCCTCCTCGGCGGCTTTGACAGCAGCGAGTGTCTTGGGACCGACAATGCCGTCAGCATCAACACCGAGAAGGCGCTGGGGTCTCTTGACTCCGGTGATGCCGCTCGCCCACACCCAGTCAACGAGGATGTTGGCAACGGCTTGATTTTCGATGTTATCTGCTTTCCAGCGGTTCCAAAACATCGTATGTAATATCTTGTACCAATCGGAGTATTTGAGCGATTTTAGACCGCTTTCCGTGGCTTTGATGCCCACTTTGTTGCAGTAGGTCGCATAGGTGGAGTATGTGACACCACACAATGTCATGCCGCCTTTGTCTCCGGAAACAACAAGCTTGTTATTTTTGAGGAGATAGTTCTTGCACTCGTTGTACTGCTGTTCGGGCGTTGCTTTGCTCGGATCGTAGCCGACAAGCACTTTCTTGCCGTTGCGCGTCTCGTAGATTTTGCAACTCTCCGCGCCACCGGCTTCAAAGTATAAGATGAAAGGTATGAGTTTTTCGAGCTGTGCCATGATTAAGAATCTTTGTTGAGGTCTGATAAGTCAATGTCGAAATGCCGTGAGGTCTTGTCGACGAGAATCTTCTGCATAATCTTCGCCCACTTAGCCCCGTTGCAAGAGCTCTCGTTTTCGAGGATGCTCCATAGTTGCCAAAAGCATATCGCTCCGGCTGCTACCTTAGTCAAGTCAACAGGCAAGCCGTCGGTAATATGAGTCTGGATGAAGTATGCCATCACAATCAGGGCGTAGGATTTGGCAATAGTACCTATCACCATGCCGAAGTGATGCGATTTGAATTTCTTGCCGTCAGAGCTGACCTTGTCGGGGTGGGCTTTCTGTGCCCTCTTAGCCAGCGACCACGCAGTGTAGCAATCGGCGAGAATCATGAATGTGCATATCCCAAGAAATGGGAAGGTCGGTTCTAACATTGCCAGCACAGCACCAAAGAGGGTGAGCAGCCAGCGCAGGATTTCGGATAATGTTGATGTCATAGTTCTATGTGGGAATTAGTGAATAAACGATGCTAACGCTCCGAGAGCGGCACCGACAATAGAACCGACAGCATCAGCACCTATGTCAGACCAATCCCATTTGTTCGAGGGATTGCACTTGTCTCCGTACTCCTTGCCAACGCCAATGGCGAGACCTGCCATGTAGCCGGCGAAAAACGATTGCAGATAGTTGGCACCATAGACAGCCTCAATCACTGACGCGGTCAAACCAACTATCACACAGACTGTGAAGTGCTTGATTTTGTCGCTTTCTATTTTCATGTCGAGTTGCTTTTTCATCAAAAGTAACCCCATAGCCAATTCAAACCCCAAATAGCCAATTTTTCTAAATGTTAAATCCAATCTAACACACTGATTTAACGTCAGATATATAAAAAACGAAATGGCCGCGAGTCACCTCGAAGCCATGCGCAATATGAAAAATTTAAAATTTATGGAATTGTTGTCACACATTAAACGCGCTCATGTCATTGTCGAGAGCGTCCTTTTCGGCATAGCCCTCAGTCACAGCCTTGAGGATGAAGTTGGTGACAGCCTTGCGGAACTCGTCAAACTCATCGGAACTGTTGAACGTGAAGTAAGAGGGCGAGCCGTCGGACTTCTCGCCAAGTTTTAGGGTGAGAGGATAATCGACACCTCCCAATGCGATTTGATTGAAGTTGGATTGCTGTTCTGTTGACAGCCAAACGATAATGCCGTTCCATACGAAGCCCGATTGGATTTTAGCCGCCGTAGCTTCATTGATGGTGGTCTTGAGTATCTCTTTTATCTCGTCAAGAGTAGGCTTACGTGTAAACCTCTGACGATAGTTGTAGCCGGTCTCAGCGGTTTCATCGTCCTTGTCGAAACCATAGATCAACTCCCATTTGTTGCGCCCGATGAGGTACAAACCATCTTGCCGTTCTGTTGCTCCGTATATCTTATTCATAGCGTTATTGATTTAACGCCTCAAATATACTACAAAGAACGGTACAATTTGCAAAAGTGCTGAAAAACCGAAAGGTCAGGTGAACTTGTATTTGACCTTGTTCCCGTCAAATACCTCGCTTTCTATGGTACATTGGAAAGGGAAACCATCTTCGATGTCGCTGATTTGGTCGAGGATGTTTTTCATCTCCTCCGATGAGGTGAAGAACTTACCCCACTCTCCGGTGCGAGCGTCCTTGAACGACACAAGATAGCGGTCTTCCCCGTGGGATGTGTTCATGCCGCTTTCAAAATCATGGATTTCGAGTTCTTTATTTTGCAACGCGCTCAGGCGCATAACTTTTCCGGGGAAACGCTTCTTGCCATCCGCAGGCGTGTAGCTGATTCCCATTTCCGAAAACTTCTTCATTTGATGATGTGTGAGTTTATGATATAAGTTCTTGCAGTCGGCGTGTATCGCCATACCCTTGAAAGAGCCGATGACCTCCTGACGCCTCTTCCTTGACTTGATATGCGCCAACTTGCGTGCCGTGTTCTGCTTCACTCGCTTCCTTAGTGTCGAATGGGTGGGATAATGCACGTAGCCGAGGAAGTCAAGCCCCTCGGTTAACGGGCGCACGGCGTAATTCGGTTTAACGCTCAGACCCAACTTCGCCACCTCTTCACGATAGATGTTGGCAAGTCTCCACGCCTCCTCCTTGGTGGGCGCGAAAAAGTCGGTGTCGTCGCAATAGTTGTAGTAGAGATAACGGGTCTCGGCGTTGCCCTCCGCGTCGGTGAGTGTGTAAGTCTGACACTCACTCAGCATCCGCTTATGCACAGGCGTAAGGTAGAGGTTGGCGAAGCACTGCGATGAGCGTAACCCCTTGCTCAGCCCTTGTGGCATCAGTGTGATGAAGCTGTCGAGGATGGGTAGCAGCACTTCATCAGCGATGTACTCTCTGATGACCGCGCTCATCCTCTCTTGCGGTATGTTGTCGTAATAGTGGGTGATGTCGGATTGGAAGTAGTATCGGGTGAGGTAGGGAACGTTCTTGATGTCATCCTCGACAATGTGGTGAAGCCAGTGCATCCCTCTTCCTTTGATCGATGCGGCGGAGTTCTTGATGAGGGCGTCCCTTGTGTACTTCTCCACCACTACCATGATGGCGTGGATGCCGATGCGTTTGATGATTGTCGGTGCTTGGCAGTCACGTTCCTTTGGCCCGTCCTTGACGTGGATATCCTGCACGTCCGAGTGTGTCACTCTGAAATTACCCGATGAGATTTCATCCTTGAGCTTCACGGCGAGACGGCTTCTCCAATCGTAGTAGTGCTGCCACCTCGCTTCGATTTCCGGTGTGCTGTCGAGCAATTTGGATGGCCGAAACCGCTCACGTTGCGGTCGACACTCCAAATGGTCTATCACGTAATCAATGCTGTCGTAAAGATTCCGCATATCGACGATTTCAGCTATCAAGTTAGTTATCGGGTATTGGTACATAGCCTTCAAGGCTCTAAGTTATTTTTCCGCTTTCCAACAAATCGTTGCTTTTGCCGTGGCTCAAATCCCTCGTCTCTTTCGGTTGCCCAGCCCGTGGGCGGTCGTAGTGTGGCGATTATATAATAAATGACGGTCGCCCGTCAAAATTATCAGTCCTCAAGTTCAGCCGCACGCCGTTGTTCGTGTTCGAGTTCGACCCGCCGTTATTCGCGTTCACGTAAGCGAGACCGTAGTTCGCATTCGCATTGTTGCCGGCACGCCGGGGCAAACGGCTTGGGGATTCTCTACCGAGCGCAAAGTTAGCAATTTTAACACAATCCGCAAAATCAAGTTATCAACAATTTGACCTCCGGTCAAAAAAAGCGGAGAGGGAGCAGCCTCCCGTTGGTCGGCTCTCCCTCTGACGTTCTTCCGAATTTTCGCTTTCTCGGACTCCGTTAATCGAACACGATTGCGCCTTTCTGCCTGAAGGCCAGCCGCACGCCGTTGTTCGAGTACGAGACCGACCCGCCGCCATTCGCGTACACGTAAGCGAGACCGAAGTACGCACCCGCATTGCCGCCGGCACGCCGGGGCAAACGGCCTCTGCTGTGGTTGTACTCTTGTTTATCGGCATAGTTCTGATTCCACTTGCTCGTATCGCTCGTGAACTTCGAGGCGATGATGTCGCAGTAGCGTCCATGCTTGACACGACCGATACAATAGTTCGATGAGTTCAGACCTTGTACCACACGCTCCGTCTTGGTGACGGGGTCGTAGATGTGCCACTTGGCATCCACGGGGAAGCTGCTGTCGCCTTCGCTGTACTTACCCTTGCGCCATGCCGGGTAGTTGGAGATGTTCACACCGCAGTAGTCAACATTTTCCCAATCGCAAGCAATGTAGTTCTGAATGCCAAAGAGAATGTTACCTCTGTAACCGCTCGACGTTCCTCTGTACGTGATGTTACCATACGAGTTGCCGGCACCGGTTGTGTAATCACTTGAGCAACCATAACCACACTTGGCTTGGATGTCGCGGTCGCCGACAATGCCATAGATGATTTGAGCAAGCTCATTCTCCATGTTCTTGTCTTGCGCTTGGAATCCCTTGCCACGCATACGACATAGGTTGATGAGGTCTGTTCCGGTGTAGTGCATCGTTGAGGTTGGCACTATCGTATTGGTGAGGTCTCCGTTCTCATCGTATGCCCAATCAGCGTTAGTGGTTGACGTTCCGTCTCCTCGGCGCGTCTGCACACCACTGATGGAACGCATTCGGTTCAGAGAGTCAACATATCCGCCATATACGCCGAGCAGATAGTCACCGCACTCCACCCAGTCGGGTTCGATGGCTTCTATCTCGGAGCTGTCAACGGCGATTGCCTCTTGGTCATCGTATCCGGCGTAGCTCGTGAAGATGAACTTCTTCGCTCCGGCTGGCACGTCAATGAAGATGTAATCACCATATACGAAGTCGAATTGCGCCGTGCCTATCTCCATGTTGTATTTGGAGATGACCTTGTCGTTCTCGTCAAGGAAGATGGCACCGACAGACGCGCTGTTGACTCCTGGCCAACGCACTTGCTTCATACCCTCCACGTCAAACTCATAGACGTTCATGTTGGCGTTGTCGCTGAGGTTGTCAGCGTTGTACTCATCGCCAATCTCGTATTCGTCAATGAAGATTGCCGACAAGGACTTGACAAGCAAGTTGGCGAGTGTGTCCCTACGCACCTTGGTTGAGGTGGATATGGGCTCCGTGCCGAGCGCAGACAGGAATGTGTACTTCTCCTGATTCTTGTAGTCGTTAACGCCTTTCATGTAGAACGGAACGATGTACTTCATCACGTCGAAGCCGAGTCCCGAGGCGTCGGCTGGATCGAAGCTCGTGCCGTCAGCCAACTCGGTGTAGCTGCTGTCGCTAATCTGCACGCAGTGCATCTCTCCGGTCTTGCTGTTGTAGGTGGCTTTCTGTGTGTGGCACTTCTTGTCAAGCAACTGCCAGTGTGAAGGTATGGTGTAAGTGTTGCCAAACTTGTATCCCGTGCTCTCGTCAATGTTGCTGATGTTGGCTGTGTCGTCTGCCAAGTCGGAGTAACAGATGGTCGAGTACTGCGAGTTGTAGAGCGTCAGTTCGGGGAAGTATGCAGCCAATGAACCGCTGATGTTCTTGTCAAGCTCCTCTTCGTCAATGAGGTCTGCCATTATCCATCGTCCGGCGAGACCGCTACATCTAACGCCCTCTTCCTCGTATGCCGTTCCGTTGGCATCGAGTCCTTTCACTCCGAGCGTCTTCAACGTGTAAAGCACTTTGCTGTGTGCTGTCATGTTGATATCCGGAATACGTATCTCGTTGAGGTTCTTGGAATCGGCTACGGACATGACGAGCTTCTCCACGTCGATGTTCTTACTGCCCTCAATCCATAGGCGTGAGATGTAGTCAAAACCGCCGACACTCAAACCGCCGGGGTAGCTGAGGTTGGGCAAGTTCACAAGCTCAAGAGATGTCATCGTACTCGGCAAGGTCAGCGTCTCAATCGGTGAGGTCTGCGCCAATTTGCAAGTGGTCAACTCTGTGTTGTCAGCCAATATCTCCTCAATACGGGGGCAGCTGCTTGCGTCAACGCTCATGGCTGTGGTGTTGCGCACGTCCAACTTGCGGAGGAATGGCATCGTACCGAGTGTTACACTCGTGAGATTGCCGTATCCGGTGGCTGGGTTGGAGGTGTGTTTGTCACCGCCTAATATCAATTCCTCTGCGAGTTCGAGTGAGCTGAAATCTGCAGCCGCCAAACTCATCTCCGAGAGGTCAAGTTTCGCCAAACGTCCGGGCATATAGATGCGCTGTTGCGCTTCACCATGCTCGAACTTGCTAAACTCGTAGCTCTCGCCCTCTTCGAGGTAAACGGTCTCAGCCGTTGATTGTCCGGCATCGTTACCGATTCCGAAGTAACCAGTGGCTGCTGCCGTGATACCAATCTTAGAATCGTCGCTCAACGCAATCATACGTATGGTCAACGGATTCGAGAAGAAGTCACCGGTCTGATAGTAGCCGTCACGGATTGCCCAACGCTGTTGGATGAATCGGGGCAGTGATGTGCGTCCGCTTCCATGCAGTGCGTAGAAGTAGAGCTGATTGGCGATATTGGTGTTGTCGATATACTTGCGTTCGCCATCGTAGCTTGACACTACCTTTGGCCAGAACTCGATGATGCTGTCAACGAAGTAGTAGAGTGCACCGTCGGGTGAGAACGGGGCGATCGTCTTGCCGTCAACCTGAGTGGTGAGGTTGCGCATATCCTTGACAACGTTCTTGAGTGTGATTGTGGTGGCTCCGTTGTCGTTGCTGTTCCACAATGTCTGACACTTATCCATGTTGTTAAACAGGATTGAACCACGTCCCATGTACGGGTTGGAGTATCCGGCTTCCTCATCGGTGGGTTTGTTCGGGTCAAGTTCTGCGTCGATGCTCACACCGCCGTCGTTGTCTTTGCCGTTACAGGTATCGCAGTCATATACCTTGTTGAGGTACATGCGTGTCGGCTCCATGTTCTTGTATCCGGAGTAAACGCCGTTGGTAACAGAGCATCCGTCCTCCAAGAAGAACATCGGCTGCATATTCTTGGCTCGCTGGTCAACAGCCGCAAGGTAGTCGGTAAAGGCGGTGTATGCCATCGCACTCTCAATCGACATATAGCGGTAGGCATTCTGTTGCCAAATGGTCTCCCATCCGTCAACTTTGCTGTAATCGCATGAGTTGAAGAAGCGGAGCAGGTTGAACAGGTCATACGGCACTTTCTTGCCTTGTACGAGGTCAAGTTGCAGTTGATCATCGTCAATCATGCACTCGAAGTAGTAAGTCCATGCCGGAACCAACGTGCCCTCAGCGACAAGCTTGTTAGCCCATGATGATTTCTGTGTGGTCATTGCCATCATGTCATCAATGGTCTCAACGCCTTGGAACCAGTCCATGCCGTTGTACTGCAACAATTCGTATCCGGTGACAGGATTGAGCACATCGCCAGTGACTACCCACTTGCCGTTGACTTGCTTCATGCTACCAGTCGAACGTGTCCACTTGCTATTCTTGTAGCGGTAGATGGCGTAATCACGTCCGCAGTATTGCGAGATGAGGTAAACCTTGCTTGTGTCGATGCTCGTACCATCCTCGGCGGCTTCCGCTAAGAAGCGTTTCTCAATGTCTGCGAGTGCTTCGTCACGCACACCGAAGTATTCCACGAAATCGCCGTAGTTGAGACAGCCTTTGTTGTAGCCGAGAGTGTCCTTGAATCCGAGTGCGACCTGTTCGCCTTTGTCCTCTTTCCAGTTGCCTTTGGCGTGGAACCATGCGTCTTGCAGGGTGTCGCTTGTGGCACGGAACACGGCAATCGGGTGGTTCTTGGTGGAGTGGTCCATCTCAATAACTCTCTCAAGTGCCTCACCGCTGTCAAGCATCTGTACACCCTCGAAGGCTCGCTGCGCAGGTGTCATGTAACTGTTGCCCAAAGCGCGGAATGTGGCGTTCATCATGTTGCATACACCGCAGTCGTTGGCGTTCGAGCTGTCAGAGTAGTCAACCTTGACGGTGATTGTGTTGACAAAGAATCCTTTCTCGGCGACATAAACCTTACCCTCTTTCGCTGCCTTGATAGCGTCACGTCCAAGTTGAGTGCTGTCATCGGGGTTGAGCAATGTGATGGTCGCTTTCAAGCCCGTGGTCTTATTCTTCTTAGCGAAGTTGAAGCGGTCGTTCTTGATAGGACGCTGTGCCGAGGTCGTTCCTTGTCTGCGCCACAGCACATTCACAGCCTTGAAGTTGCATTCGGGGTGCTGTGGGTTGTAGTAGTACAGGGTACATGAGAATTGGTCGGATGTTGAGGTGCCGCCGTTCAACGCATAATCGAAGTTGTTGAACGTAGTCTGATCGGCAACAATCACGTAGTACGGTATGCCTTTAGCAGCCATCAGTGACATCGAGGGTTTGCCCGTGGTGTCAAGGACGTTCTCGGCATCGTATTCGGCGATCATCGCTTTCACATCGGAGATTTTGCACAGGTAGTTCTGATAAGCCTGCAGCCACTCCATATACGTGTTGTATGCGAGGAAGTAGTTGAGGTTGAAATCGCCATCCGATGAATCGAAAGTGATGGTCTTGAACTGACGCAGTGCGTTGGTGCCGGGTAGATATCCGATTGCTCCGACCTCCTCACCATTGACATACAACTTGACGAATGAGTAATCAACAGAGGTCCCGCTACTGCCGTTGAGTTTCGGTGTATAGGTAACGGTCTTGCTACCGGGTTCAACCACGATAGCGACTGTTATCTTCTCACCACACTTGAAGCCCACGGTCTTTGACTTGGGCGCGCCGTTGAGTGCTGTCAGACAGATTTGATTACCCTTGATGTAGAAGCCCACGCCTGATGCGGGGTCGTAGCACTGCATCAGCATGGCGTTCTTATTCTTGATAGACTTGGTGCTGAAGGCGAACTGCAAAGCGCATCCGGCTGTCTCTAATGCCGCCGAGCTGAACGGAGCATACTTAATCTCGCCTTTCACGTTCTCTGCGATGCGCAGAACATTCTCACCAAGGATTGTGCAGAAGCCGTTGGAGTTGTAGTTACTGCCTTCGACAACCATCTCATAGCCGTTGTCAACAATGCTGTGGTCTGTCTCGCTGTTGCTTCGTGTGGAGAAGTCGAAACCGAACACAGCACCGTCTTTCATGGCAGCGTCAATGGCGGAACCTTGAACGACTACGGATATGGTCTCAGTGGTCACGCTACCGGACTGGGCGTAGATGTCGAGCGTCTTGCTTCCGTCGGTGGCGTAGCCTTGTATCTGTTTGCTGACTTGGTAGGTGTCGTTCGTGCCGCAGTTGAGGGTCTGAACCACACTGCCGTCAATGTAAACCTTAACCTCGGTTGATGTCTTGCCGGGGGTGTATGCTGCCACATCAACAGCCACGCTGTCATAGAGTCGCACTGTGCCGTTGCTGCTATCATCGTAGCGGATTGATACAATCGGCTCGGATGAGGTGGAGTCAACGCACATAACGGCTGTATAGACGGTGTTACCTTGCACACCCGAAGCCACATCAACACCTGTGATGCGGATAGGATACGAGCCATGCTTCAACTTCTCACCACCGCCGAACACGTTGCTCGGATTGATTGAGATGTTGTGGCTGTAACTATCGGTGACTATTGCCGTGCCTAACACTTTCCATTCGCCCTCGTAGAACATCTCGGTCGTTACTCGGATGCCTTGCGCGGTGGAGATGTTGTTGGCGAACTTATACATCGGGATACTCTTGCTTTCGGTGCTGCCTACTGCAAGCGCGTAATCGGATGCGTAGTTGAGTCGGTTGAGGCATGAGCAGGTAACGTCAACGGCATATACGGAGATTGTCTTGCTTCGTGTGTTGCCGTCGGCATCGGTGGCGCGGATGATGAAGTCCTTGTTGGATGCCGATGTCATGTAGTCGGTGAAGTCGAACGAGAACTTGCGGTCGTTAGCTGACGATGAGGATGCGGTGTTGACTGCTGAACTCCACAGCTCCATGTTGGTTGTGGCGTCCAAGATACTGATTGTGCGGATTGTACCGAGCACCTCGGTATCGCCGTCATAGCTAACGCTCTTGATTGCAACGTCAAGGGCTATGGTTGCTCCAAACGCTCCCCAAACGGATTGATCGCAGTAGATAGACAGTACACTACCCGTCTGTGCTCCGGTGCCTGCCGACTTGGAGAACTTGATGGCTGAACCTACTGCAGCACCGGCTTTGTTCACACCTTGGAAGATGTAGTTGTCGGGGTCAGCTTGCTCCTCGAAGTCCACAATGGCAGTGTCGTTAACGAAATCGCTTACTGCTCCGGAGTTGGGAACCTCTTTCTTCTTATCATCGGAACTTACGTCAATCTTCGATGTGGTGGTCACGCTACCGCCACCGCCGTTACCGAAGTCTTTCCAAAGGTCAACATTAGCGGCTGTGAAGTCGTCCACATCACCGCAGAACTGCTTGGTCTCCCATGTGTGAGGCTTCGTTGAGTTGTCACGCAAGTAGGTGATGACCATTCCTGATTTACGGTAGCTGATGCCTGATTTTTTCTCGTAGTCAATCAGCTTCTCAAGAGCGGAACCGAGAGACATTGTGTCGGTGGTCTTGAGCAGCTTGTTGATGTTAAGCATAGGCTCCGTGCCAGCCGACAATCCGGCAAGGTCTATCCAGTTGTCGATGTTGAGGAAGTCTTCCTTGTTGGTGGTCTTACCGATGTACTGATAATCTTTCCAACTGCCGTCGGCGATTGCAAAGGTTATCTGCAATCCCAACACCGCCTTGCCTTGTGCTTGCACGACGCTCGGCGCGTAATACTTCGATGCGGAATCCATTGTGTAGTACAACTCATCAGCTAACGGCAATTCAGAGGTGAGGTTGTAGCAGTTACCAACGGATGATCCGCCGAGTGACAAGAACTTGCCGTCAACGACATGATACAGCACGCTGTCGATGCGGAAAATGTTGATTTGGTTGGCTTCCTCATCAACGTTGTATTCCTCCTCTGCATAGCCGAAGAAGTCGCTACTACCGAAGCTACGGAACACTACACCGCCACTCTCGCTGGGGCATAACCACACACCATAAGAGGGCTCGTTGCCGTTGCCGTCCCAAATGCCTGTGCAAGGATAAATCGCAATGTCAATGAGATGTCCGGCGGCATTGTTAACTCTTACCTTCAACGTCTCGACATCATCCTGAAGCTCCTTACCCTCGTCACCGGGGAAAGCGGTATCGGATGTTTTGCCAAGCTCCAACGATGAACCCACTTTGACAAGCGTTGTGCCGTCCCAACGATACGTGGTGTTGGTGCTTGTGCAAACGTAGATTTTATCTTTGTCGGGGATACGTCCGTTTTCGATGTCTATCTCACTGCCGAACAGCTCGGCATCACCCCAATTGTTGTAGTAGGTGTACAACGAAGCCGGCTGTATGGTGCCACCGATAGCAGTTCCTCCTGATGCGGCGGATGAATCGGTTGAGGCTGCTGCTTTGGCAATAGTGACATCGGAAGAATCAGAGGCTATTGTCTTCATCACTCCGAGGATGAATCTGTTGGTGTCGGAGTTGAAGAACACTGCGGCTGTCGAAGCATCGGAGCTGACAGATGATGATGCCATCTGTGGTGTTACTCCGGAGATGAAACCTCTGAACTCTTTCACATTGTCAACACTGCTTGGCAAATAGTCCGTTGACACCTTGCGGTCACTACCTAACGGAGCGATACCATCAGCGGCACCCACGGAGTCTTGGATACTATTGATGCTCTTCTCTATCGCCGGTAAGGTAGTGTTTTTCAACGTCTCTGTATAGGCGTAGTTGTCATGCGCTTCCAACGTGTCCACGGAGTCTTGGATACTCTTGATGTTGTCGGCGTTAGTGGCTGCGCTGTTCCTCGCAGTCTCAGCCATGTCATAGGCACTCTTGATTTTCACCTTCTCGGCGGCTGTGATGAAGCCGGAGGTTGAATCAGTAGCTATCGGCACCGAACACGTGATGGTCTTCCCAGCCGAGGAGATAGACAAGGTTGCCTGATCCGCCTGTGTGATGAAAGACACTTTCTGCAGCACGTTCTTGTTGATGAGTGTCTTGATTGAATCCTGCTCGGTGCTCGACAAGGAATTAATCAAGTTCATCAAGACGCTATAGGACACCTTGCGCCCTCCGTTCACCTCGAAGTAGTCATCATCCCCAAGCGATGTTACCGCCGAGAGTTGATCTATCGTCTTCGAGTTGGTACGGATAGCCGAAATGACCTGCGCGACGATGCTGTTCAATTCGTCTGTAGTCATAACTTTAAATTGTTAAACGGTTATATGAATCTGTATCTGTTACACGATATGTTGTGTCGTCAGTGCGGCGCATGATGGCGTGGTTGTTGACCTCTATTTCGGGGTCAAGGTTGACAACTTCCTGAAGCTGTTGCTTGAACACGAAGCTGTTGACACCATCAAGTTGCACTGTCATTTCGGGTGTGTTGGTCTCTTTCCTCGCATAGCGCACGCCATCGAAATAGACGTAGTTGCAGCAGAGCAGTCTGTTGAGGTGCTGTGCGAACCATGCGGGACAGCCCTCAGACGTTCCCATGGTGAATTTCTTTTGCGTGGACTCAAGCGCAAAGAGCTGTGAGATATCCGCGAGCTGTGTGGTGAACTGCTCACCCTCAACGGCGAACGTCCAATCTGAGTCCTTGAAACCACCGGGAACACGGAAATCAAAGAAGTGCTGCATCCCGTCGATGAAGAACACAGCGTCTGTGCGCTGTCGGTTATTCTTCATGCTGTATTGGATGAGGGTCGTGTCGCTTAGAATCGTCTCATCATCGGTCACTCTGAATGTGTCGCTATACCCGACATTATTGATTTGTACGGTGTAGAGTCCGGGTGACAATCTCAGCGAGGTAAACCATAGATGGGTGGTGTCGTTTATCGCCCACTCATTCCATGTGATTTTACGCCCGACAAAATCGGAATGGGATATGATGTGACCCGTCACCTCTTCATCAGCGGAGCCTATGACCTCGATGAGGATATAGTCGGTGGTGGCGAAGGTCTGTATGTACGGACACTCCAACCCATCGGTATTGTGGTCCGTAAATAGTAAGGGGGTGAATGGAGATACTATCATGGTTCAATATCTTTTACGATGATTTTATATTTGGCGGCTTCCGTTCGGGCGTACTTCAAGTCCACCTCTTGCAAAAAGCCACGATATACCACGCCGTCGCTCTCAACCTCCATGCGCACGTTGGCATCGGGTAGGTCAACCTCATCGGTGGTGAACTCAATCACTCCGGGAGTGGCAAGCGGTGTGTCTATGGTGAGATTGTCGCTCATCGCCACACCGTCAATCACTACATCGCTGTTACCCTCGGATGATGCGAACTCAAGGGTTAGTGACTCGGCTTGCATCCCGATGTAGCCGGCATTAGCCTTGACACACGCCATGGGCGAGAACGCTCCGTTGAACACCTTGTCGGACAATGCGCCCTCAATGGTTAGCGACCTATCGGGAACCAAGCCGTCGGAAGTCTTTTTGCACAGCACAAAGAACACGTCCTTATCGGATGTGCTGTCGGTGGTGTCCTCGCCTTGCTTCTGCACAGCGAACTCGATGCCGTAGCAGTCGGCACGATACTTACTGATTAGCGACAGCTCTTTATCGCTGACGGTGCATCCGGTGGTGTAGGTGTTGTTGAAGTTGAACTCGTCACGGCCATTGATGCTGTCGTAGTCTTTCGAGTCGTAACCGATGTTGACAGATGAGTAGATCACGCCCGTATCCACGGAGTACGAGAGGTCTCTGCAATGCTGAAAGACCTTGATATCCGCATCGGCTTTCATTACCTCAGAGCGGTGGACGAAATAGACTGTCTGTCGGTCTGACAGATAGTTCTCAAGCGTGTACTCGGTTTCGGTCGGGTACAGCGTCTTGCTCGCGTCGTATTCCTCAAATCGGTAAAGGACGTTGGGGTTGGTCAAGCGGAAGTAATACAGCCTGTCGGTGTATGGGTGGTCTTTGCCGGGGTGGTTGTACTTCTCGCATCCGGGCCAATATCGGTAGTATTTATCGCCGTCCTTGTACACGAATTTTCCGTACTTGGATGAGATGTAGAGGATGTTGTCGGTGTCAACATCTCCGCTGTAATAGCCATCTTCCAAGGTGTATGGAGTGGAGATGAATCGACCGCATTTCAGATAGCTGTCATATTCTCGTGGCAGTCTATCCCCGATGTAGTAGATGTAGCCGAACACTGCGGACATCCAATCGCAGAACTGATTGAACGAGGTGTAGAACTTTGCTCCGGATATGGCACGTGCGCTCTCGGCAGCGAATAGGTATGTGTTAGCCAGTCTGCTGTCGTGGTCGCTGAAATACGCTGTAAGGTTGAGGGAGCCATCGCCGACAATGCGGTGGAGAAGTGTTTCAATGACTCTTCGGGGTGTCATGACTGCGATATCCTTTGAATCGCCTATCGCTTGCCATGCGAAGTTGAACGCTGAGCTTGTGAAACGTATTGTTGCCTGAGTTTTCGATGAGTCTCCCAATTCATGGTCTATAACCACAATATCACCGGCTTGCAAGTTGAGGGTGATAGACCCTTTGGCGGACAATACAAATTGCTCAGCTCTTGTCTTGCCTTCGGTAGCCCAATAGTAGTAGCGTCCGTTATACTTGACATACCATGCGATGCCGTCTATCTCGGCAACACCATATGGATGCTCGTTCGCATCAGGGAGGTCATCAACGGAGCTGCAGTTTATATTCTCGTATCTATTCGGAGCAACATAATACAAAGTACCGCCATTACCGCTGTCGGTGGATGATGTATCTACATACGAGCCGTTACGCTTGATACGAGCCTTTATGTTGACACCGCCGTTGCCTTGGTCGGTACGCCACGACATAGCCCAATCAAGGGTTACGACTGCATCCTTCTCGGCTTTGAGGATGTAACCGCCCTCCTCTTGGTCATCGTTGTAGGAGATAGTGCCATTCACATAGATTTCGCCATCACCAACAGTACCGAGCCAAGGTATTTCGTCTCTAACAAACGTTACTGTTATGTCGGCGCAATCTTCGTATGAGGTGCCATCAGTAAACTTATACGTTATATTATTTTGCATCGGCAGTCTGTCGAAGTTCAGCACTCCGTCGGTGATTATATCCTTGCCAACTTCAAACTCATAGGTGGTGCTTTTGTTCGCCTTGATAATGGCTGCAAGGCTGTTGTCAACGGCATTGATGCTCAACGCATGGGATTCCCACGCTATGGTGGAGAAGTCTAACGGGCATTCAAACTGCTTCTCATACAGCCAATGGTCGTTCATGGTATAGACCGCAATGCTCGCATTTGCCATATAGCGGTCTTTTAAATACACAGCCATCAGCAACTCATAGGCTCTATTAACGAAGGAAAATTTGGACGTGAATGAGCGGACCACGCCGTCGTAGTCACTGCGCTTGTACGAGCATTCGATTTCATCCCAATTTTTAAGGTCATCATCTTTCAGCTCATACTCTTCACCATCTATTGTCAGAATGTATTTTGTCAGCATATAATTTGCCTTTTTAGCAAAGGTAAATTATAAGAGCACTCCTTTGCCGAAACGCCCAAATTCCTGACAATAAAAGGAGAGCATATAACTCACCTAACTATTTGTTAAAGTGAATTATACGCTCGTCCGAGCCTTGAAAGCGAATTTCTTTTAGCGTAGCATTTTCGAGGGGCAAATTACCACATTCCCACAGATATAATCGCCCTCATAAAGTGCTCCGCTCTGATGCGCCAAGAACGTTGCCATGACGTTCATTTGCTTGGTGTACTTGCCCTCCTCGTTGACAATCATGATGAGGTTCTGTGTGAGATGCACTACTTCGATGTATCCTTCAACTAACTTCTGCGCTTCTTCAAGTTTGAAGTCTTTCCTGTTCTTGGGCATCACCGCCGACACTTTGCCATCGACGGTGATGTGATATGATTGATTGCGGTTGAGTGCCATAACTATGCAACAGCTATTAGGTTCTCTACTTTGAAGCATCTGAAGCTCTGCTTTTCGGTGTCGAAGTAAGCGAGAGTCTTGTAAGAGGGTTTGGTCATCTTCTTGCCTCCGAGGGTGATGCCCGTCGGAAGGTTGCGCAGTGTGCCGATTGCTTTGCGGATGGTGCCGTCTGCTTTGTAGTAGTAGAAGGTCACGTTCCCTTCTCTCATCGCTTTGGCAAGCTTGTAGAGTTGCCATGCCTTGATCATGCAAGCTCTCCAAGGCTGCTCTGTGGCTTTGCGAAGTTGGTTGGCATATTTCATAACTCTCACGCGGAAATTGTTCTTTGTCTCCATATTGGTTGGTTTTTATTGGTTTGACTTATAGTTTTATTTTATACTGTAAAGATAATCAATAATTTGCATTTTTGCAATCAGATTGACCACCATTTTAGCTCCTTAACTTTTACTGACATTTAGACGTAATCCTCAAGGTCGATTTCCATGTGTGCGAGGGCATTGAGCGAATTTTTAGCCGCTGTCATGTTGGCTATCATTTCCTCGAAGGTGTCGCATGGACCGCCGATGTTCTCAAGAGCGTTTTGTCTGTACTCCGTTTTCATCAGTTCGATTTGTGCGTTGAGTCCATCAATTGTTTTATAGATGTTGGAGATGTTCTTCTCTATTTGTTCTATTGTTCTCATTGTCTTATATTTTAATTTACTGTAAGTTAGCTATTTATGACGAGATGTGCAAACAGAATGAACACCATTTTTACACCTTAACGTTTGATAACTGCCTACACTCCGAGGGCTGTTCTGAGCATCTTGCGACCATTGCAGATGCGGCTCTTTACGGTGCCGACAGGGATACCAACCAAACTCCCTATCTCATCGTAATCATACCCCTTGGCATAGAGCAGCACACATTCTATGGCTATGGAGCGGTGCGAGCACGCACGGATGACCGATAATATAATCTTGACCGACACATGGCTTTCGGTATCATTACAGGCATAATTGTAACCCTCGTCAAGGGTGAGAAACGGCACGCACTTTCGGCGGTTGTATTCGGTGATATAGATGTTCGACATGATTGTCTTCGCCCACGGTTTGAACTCCCTCGCTGTGTTGTATCGTCCGCTGTTTTTAAGCAATCTGTAAATGGTCTCGCTGGCGAGATCCGAAGCGTCAACGCTGTTTTCGCAGTAGCGGTTAGCCAATCTCATCAGCCAACCGGTGTGCTCCGTTACGAGCTGTTCTACATCTGTCATATCAGATGCCGAGCATTCGTTTCAGAGCCTTGCTTTCTGTTTTGCACTGCCGGCGCATCTCGGACGCCTGATACCTCATGCGCTCTATGAGTATATCAACATCTCTTGACTGGCTGTGACGGATGATGAGAATTTCTGATAGTATCTTATCACACTTACGCTCGATTCTGTCGAGCTTCCGGAGTATTACTCCTCTGCATTTATACTTATTCATAGTCCTACGTTGGATTGTTAATCATAGGACATTACTAACGGATATCCAAAAAGTGCAGTATAAAAACAAAGATTCCCGAAGTTCTATGCTCCGGGAATCATATTCAGGTCTATTTCTTCAACGCCGCTATCTTGGCTTTCATCTCTTTGTGATAACGGGCAACTAAATGCGCATATACAGTGGCTTTAATTGTCTCGGTGTCTATCTGAAACTTGTAATAAGCCATTAACGCCGCTGACTGCTCATCAAATCGAGTGCGGATAACATCGGGGCCAATGTCAGCTTCAATCGCCTCTTCTTTTTTTATCTGGGCAAGCAAACTGCGAGCCTTGCCCAGTCTTGACTCCACTTCATTGCCAAGCCTCTTATCGTCTATCGTCCGTACTTTCGGCAAGTAGGACGATAGAATTTCACGGACTTCCTTGTACTTCTTCAGTGCGATGAGATTGTGGCACATCGTGAATAGCACTGCTGAAATCTTCGCTTTGAGATACTTCGCCGTTTGTGATATGTATGCGGCATATCCCGTGGGGTCTGACAGCATCTTGTATTCAAGCAATATCTCTTTAGTGGCTTCGGCTATCTTTGTCGGGACCGCTATTTCATGTTTACCCAACAACACGGAAGTATCGCCACACATAAGCGTGACGAGTTCCGAGATTGTTAGCTGTTCAAGTTTCGTTTTCATACATGGGTGCGTTTGAATAGTTCATACTGCGCTTGATAGCTGTCGATGTGCTGCTGGTGTGTCTGTCGCTTGATGAGGCTTACCAACGTGTTGATGCCTTGCTCCAGCTTTGCGTAATCGTTGTTGATGATTACAGGGGCGGACTTGTCGCTCATCGGAGAGACTACCGCTCCGGGGTTGTCAAGCAGATACTTGTCAAGGCTCGGCATGACCGACGCACCTTTAGGCAAGTCAACAATGGTCGGTTTGCTCGGTGTCACCCATGACTGACCATCATACGAGATAATTTCAGGCTGACCACCATCACCGACGATAGCAGCACCTCCCTTGTGGTAGGCAGTACCTTTGGCATACTGCGGTATCGGTGTGGCGAGGATGGTGGCGACCTGTATCGCTCCCATCGCTCCGGCTATGGCTGCGAGTACAATGTTCGGCAACGCTTGTGTGATAGCTAACGCCGTGGCGATACCCGCTTGTGCAAGGCTGTTGGCTTTATCCCAAATGGCTTGTTTCTTCTTCAACGCTGCCTCTTTCTTTTCGAGTTCCTCTTTCTTCTTGGCGGTCTTGGCTTCTGCTGCACGCTTACGAGCTTCACCCTCCTCCTCGGTGATCACCTTTTTGTCAACAAGGTCGGTGATGCGGTCTTGCTCCTCTTCGTTGGCTTCGTCAAGGGCGTCCTGTTCATCCTCTATCTGCTGTATCTTGCCGTCGTAGATAGCTTGCGCAAGGTCGTTAATCGCACTCATGGCTTCGCTTACTTTCTGCATCCACTGCTGAGCGTTTCCCATTCGCGCTTCCCATGACTTTTTATCAGCTTCCTCGGCACGTTCTGTCGCTGCTATATCAGCATCGGCGGTGGCGTTGACGAGTGCAGTTTTAGCCGCGGCAAGCTTCCTTGCGAGGTCTTCACGCTGTGTGTCTGTTAAGTTCTCTTTTTGCAACAGTTCTTCAAGCATGTTAACTTGCGCTTGTGCGGAATCTATGGCATATTGCTCAGACATTTTGGCAAGGTCTTGCTGATACTTCTCGGTGATGCGGTTGCGCTCGGCTTCGTTATTGCCGGCAAGTTTTAACTCTTCGGCATACTTCGCCTTGAGTTCAGCCTGTTCTTTCTCAAATGCGGCGGCTCTGAGGTCCGCTTGCTCCTCATATTGGGAGTTGCGGTAGTCAAGTTCCAACTGACCATGCTCTTGAATGTTTTTCTCAATCACAGCGTCGAGCATTGAATCATACTGCTCCTGAGTGATAAGTTTCTGCTGTAACGACCGCTCCAACTGCACGAGTTCTTGACTCATGGCGTTGTCGGCAATTTGAAGCTTCAATTGATACTCTTCCTCACTGCCTGATTTAGCGACAGACAGACGAGTGTTGAGGAAATCGGCATCGGCTTTCAAGAACCTATCCTCTTCGCTTTGCTGAATCTCCAGCAATTTCTTCTGATGCTCAGCTTCAAGACCTTCAATTTGGTTCTGAATGGCTTGACGCATTTTGGCGTTATTCTTATACTTTGACATCTCTTGCTGTAACTCGGCAAGCTTACGAGCGTAGGAATAGCCCTCGGCTCTGCGTTGACGCTCAAGGCTGTCGGCTATAATGTTGAGTAAGGCATCCTCTCCGGCACGCACCGCCTTTTGAAGTTCCTCGTACTCTTTCTTCTTATTGTTGACAGTTGAGGATGATCCGCTCCTACTTGATGTCTTGGTATTTGCTTTGGTCTCATCGGCATCAACCTTGGCAATCTTCAATTTTGCAGCCTTGTCAAGTGCGGCGACCAAATTCTCATACACTTGCTTAGTAATCTTCTCCTGTTGCAAGAGCGTGTAAGCGATAGCTTTCTGCTGTTCCAATTCGGCTTGAATGAGTTGGCGCTTATACTCGTAGGTACCGAGACGTTCTTTCTTCTCCTCCTCCTCGGCTTCATGGATAACCTTGTAGAGGTAGTTAAGCGAATCCTCTTTGAACGATTCCCAATCTTCCTCAGCTTTTTTCTTCTCTTCGATAGCTTCTTTATACTCGTCGCTGTCATCGCCATACGTTTCTTTGGCAATGTCGGCAAGACGTTGCGTCTCCTCGACTTCTTGCTGTTTGTTTTGTAACGATTGCTCAAGCAGTTCAGCCTCGGTCGCGCCCTTGGCTTTCATCGCATCAATCTGCTTTTCGTGCGCTTCGGTGAGTTCTTCAACGGCTTTCTTCTGGTCTTCATATTTCTTGACCTGCTCGTCACTCGGGCCAAAGAAGGCTTGGAAGGCTTTCACCAATCCCCAAACGACGGCTATACAAGCCGTGATAGCCACGACAAGCAATCCGATAGGGTTGGCGTTGGCTGCGGCATTAAACGCCCATTGCGCTGCCGTTGCCGCTGTGGTGGCTATGACTCCTTTCCCTTGCGCCGCTGTGTGCAAGTTCTCAGCGACTGTGCGAAGTTTCGTCTGCAACAGATTCACAGCTTGCATAACCGCCGAGTGCTCTTGCAACGTGTTCTGAATACTCTGCATGGCATTCGATGCGGCGATAGCTGCTTGCAATTTCGTCTGTATCTCGGCAAGATCCTCACTGCTGATACCGAGCATCTCGGCTGCTCCGGTGGCAAGTCCGAAACCATCAATGGCAAGTTGTATAGTTCCGCTTAGCTGGTCGAAGCCACGGGTATCGGATGCGGCGTTACTGATAGCTGCGTTGGTGTCACTAATCGCATCTTTAAGCACACCGGCTTGCTCTGTAAGCTCCGATATGTGCTGAGCCAATGCTTGCCCCTCCGCTGACTGCTGTTCTTCTTCGGACAGGCTTTGATATGCCACGGTCAAGTTGGCGATTTCAAGCACCATGCTTTTAAGCTCTTTCTTAACGCTGGCTCCGGCGATAGCGTAGTTACCAACGTTGCGCTGATGTACGCCCATGTCGGCGTCGAGGTCTTTTAGATGCGCATCCAAATTTTGGATAGCACTCTCCATCTCTTGACCGAATTCTGAACTCTTTTCTTCATCGGTCATATTATTATACGCCTTTCTGAGTAGTTCAAGCCGTTGCGACAATTGCCTGTATGAACCTTCAACGGATGCAGCCTCACGCTCTTCGTTCTTCATGGTGGTGTTGAGGTCGGCTTTCTGTTGCTTCAATTCACGTTCTTTCATGGTTAGCTGAACGAGGGCTTCCTTGTAGTCGGCGGCGGAGATTTGTCCTTGCTCGTATCTCTTTTTCAACTCATCTTGAGATTTCTTATTCGCGGCTATGGCTTCATTGGCTATCACTAAGGCGGCGGCATGGTCTTTATACGTACCGTTCACTTGCTCCAACAATTGCTTGACCTTGCCTTGCTCGGTGTAGGCTTCTCGGGACGCTTTGTTGACCTTTTCTTGCTCCATGAGTTCACGGCTAATGGTGTTGGTGGTATTAGCTATCACCTGACCTTGCTGTTGCACCACATTGTTCAGTTGTCTGTTAGCCTCCGCCGCCTCTTTCGCTTTAGCTATCAACAACTGGTCAAGTTTATCTATATCGCCCGTGACCTTGACTTGGATATCAAGACCTTTGGCTAAATCGGTGGCTACACTCTGATACTTCTGCAACACTTCATCCATCCTCGTTTTCAGTGTCGCTAATTGGTCTAACGCTGACTGGTCAACCAAGTCTGTAATCTTTACACTCATCAGTATTGGGATATATATTCAACAATCGGTTTGGTTTGCTCTCCGGCTTTGCAGAAGTTGTAGGTGCCGTCCTCTTTCTGAAAGATGACAACATCACACTCTTCCAACTGGGCATAGGCTTTACCGAGCCGCCGGATGCGCTCAAGCTCGGAACCTAATCTCTTATTCTCGCACGCACAACTCATTGATATCCGCAGTTTGAGTAGAATGATTCTATTGCCGAGAGGGTGTAGTTCGTATTGAAGTGCTCTATCGCCACGTCTGTTATGTCAAGTATCACGCTTCCGTACTTCTGCAATATCGCCGGGGCGTCTCCTCCCATGGCTACAACATTCACACCCTCGGCTATCGTGTCACTGCTGATGGTGTCGTAGAACGTTCCGTCAATGAAGAGGTTGGGTACTGATACCGGACGCGCAGGGAGATTGAGCATCGTACTCGCTTCGGGAGGTGTTATCTTCTCTTTCCATTCTTTGTATCCGGTGGCTCCCTCGAACGTCACGCCCTCGTAGAGATGCCGCCAATGAACGGTGTTGAAGTACGGGTCCTCTTCGTATGTCGGTGAAAGGTGTTCTCCGGCTCCGTTAAGACCGCTGTACAACTGCTCTCGTACCGCTTTCGAGAAGTATGCGGCGTTCTCGTGCATACACTTAACAACCGCATCCTCGAAGCCGTCGGCTATCTTGGTGATTATCTCTGATACTTGCTCGATGTCCATAACTATAAAATTAAGGGGCGGAGATTTGGAACCTCCACCCCGATTGTTATTCTTCAGACTTTTCGGCGATGAGGTCGTACACACGACCGAGCATCTTCTTGCGTGTGGGCTTGTCTCGATCTAACCAAAGAACGTCATTGTGAGCCTTGACAAACGCTTCTTTGCTCATGCTCTTGACCACGCTCTTAACGAACGTCACGCCCTCGTATTTCAGAAGCTCGTCCATTACGCCTGCTCAATGCCCGTTACACCTGCCTCGTAAAGTACGCTCGGTGCTTTAAGGCTCGGAGTGGTGCCGCCGGTAGTCGTGATTGTGAGTGTGTCCGCATCCTCGTTGTAAGAAACTGACGATGCGTTGCCGTTGATGAGGTTGGCGTTGTCTGCCAACAGCGGTCCGTAGGTTGAGGTGAGGTCAGCACCGCCAACTTTCTCCAACAACTTGTAGGATGTCTTCTTGTCGTCTGTGGCAACAAGAACAACAGGTGTCAAACCAAGTGTGTACTTGCGTGGGTCGAAATCCAACGGCATGTAGTCGTACTTGGTGATGGCTTCCTTAGCGTTCTCGTAGCAGAAGTTGACAATCAGAGATGCTTTGTCCGATGAGGTCGGATGCTGTACCGAGGTGGTGTAAATGGTGCTCATCGGGAAGCCGGCGAGTGTGTCGGTGCCGTCGTTGATACCATAAAGCACGAAGTCCTCATCAAAGAAGTAAACATCGTATTTCTGATTCGATGTCTTGGTGATGGACGCATCCAATTCGGGATAGTAATCGTCCATTGTGTACTGGTCGGTGCGAGCGGAGAAGCCCGTGTTCTTTGTGCCTCCGTATCCGGTGGCGTTGGTCTGCGCCTCGCCGCCGTCTTTGGCGTACTCAACGAATGTGACGATGCCGTACACACGCTCGGGAATGGCAGCGTGGACGAGTTTCTCAAGGGCCTCACCACCGAGATTGGCGGGAAGCTTGTAGCCGTGATGCACCAGCAGGGCACCTTTCATACGACCGAAATCAATCGGGCATTTGCTCACACCCGTGTTGAGTTGTGCTAAGTTGCACTTGCGTAACGTTCTCATTGTTATCTGCAATTTTGTGGTTTGATAATTAATTCGAGATTGGAAATGTTAATGGCGTCAATGGGCTCGCTGACGGCGTCCCCGGTACCGGTGTGAGCACCATATCTGCCATAAGAATAGTTCTCAGAGTACTCGTGCGGCACTTCATCATCTGCAAAATCAAATCGTCCGTCAGCAAGCAACGCCTCAAGAAAACGCTTGTATATCGGTCGGAGGATGTTCTGAAAGGAATACACCCTACGCTCTTCGTTACTCCACTGCTGCTTCGATGAGCACGCTA